TGAAACCCTGAGCATAGATATAGTATGGCAGAGAATATTTTTAACAAGATTCAAGAGCTACGCAGCGATGCAGGCATTCCAGCCAGAGGCCGGGTGGCCCAAGACTGGTTTCGTCAGACCGTTCGACGACTCTTTGGTGATCGAGCCCTCCGTGGACGAGAGGAGCTTGTTCAAGCCGACGAAGCCACCACCAGATCACCACAACAGATTCGAGGGTTGCGGGCTGGTCGCATGTATATGTTTGTCTATAATCCCAAACTACGAAAGCAACTCCCTGTCTATGATCGTTTTCCCATGATCTTTGTTTTAGAGTTTCGGCGCCAGGGATTTCTTGGAATCAATCTGCATTACTTACCCCTCAAACTAAGGGCTAGGCTGTTCAGCCAATTGACCATATTGTTGAACACCCAAAATCTGAATGAGAACACTCGTTTGCGTGTCAGCTATCAGATCATTAAAAATGCAACGAAATATCACAGTGCTTTGCCGCTGGTTCGGGAATACCTGAACAAGCATGTACGGTCACGGATGCTTGAGGTTCATGCCCGTGATTGGGAGCTTGCTCTGTTCTTACCAGCAGAACAATTCAAGAAGAAGGGCAAGCATACCGTTTGGGCAGAGACACGGAAAGAAATTAAAGAAGGTCCACGCAAGAGGACCCGACTTGCAAGAGAGCGTCGTGAGCGTGAGCAGAAGCAACGTCAGGAACAACTACAGCAAGGTACTAAGAAAGGTACTCAGGAAACCCCATGACTGGTATCGACGAACTACAAGCTAAAATTAGCCGGTTTGGCATAACACGACCGAATAGATTTCAGGTTGAGTTGTCAACACCAAAATCGCTTCCAAACTTGATTCCCCGAGAGCTGCAAGAACGTTTTGCGATTCAGTGTGAAGTGGCGCAATTGCCGGGCAAGTCATTCTCCACCCAAGAGCATCGTATCTATGGTCCTATTCGTAAGTTTCCATATACTGCAACCTATACTAGTAGTATCGACCTGTCATTTCGTGTCGGTGAGGACTATAAAGAGCGTTCGATTTTCGATCTATGGCAAGATCAAATTATGAGTACGTCTACCAATATGTTCAATTACTACAAAGAGTATGTAACTGATATGATTATTCATCAGTTCAATGCTCAAGATGAACGCATCTATTCAATAAAGCTGTTTGAAGCATGGCCAGAAGCTATCGGCCCTATCGACCTAACTGCTGAATCACGCGATACATATAACAGACAAAGCATTACATTTGCTTATCGCCAGTGGGAGCAAACTGACGCTCTACCGCTGGTATTCGAAGGCGAGACTACCACAAAGAAAGCCGAAGGCGGAAAGATTGCAACGTATTTTCTACGAGGCGCAGGTGCTTTCTTCGACCAGTTGCCGCGTATTACTGGTTCTGGCGGAACTATCTTTGGTAGTATTCTTTAACATTAGGATGAATTATTATGGCATTACCGACAATTGTTACACCCCGATACACACTTGAGCAACCATCTACTGGCAAGCAACTATCCTATCGACCCTTCCTGGTCAAAGAGGAAAAGCTATTACTACTGGCCGCCCAATCAGATGATGAGAATGAGGCACAACTTGAAGCTGTAAAGGCCATCAAGCAAGTGATTGAAAACTGCTGCGAGGATCTAGGCAACATTGAAGACCTTCCTCTTTTCGATCTAGAATATATCTTTCTACAATTACGAGCTAAGTCCATCGGCGAAACTGTCGAACCTGTCATCCCTTGTCCTGAATGTGGAAAGCCCATCAAGCTAAAGGTTAACCTAGCCAACGTAAAGGTTGTCAAGCCCGCAGGGAACAATTTTGATATCCGACTTAGTAATGATATCGGCGTCAAGATGAAGTATCCTAGCTTTAATGTTTTTCAAAGTCGGCTGGTCGGTCAAGATTTTACTATGGAACAAGTATTCGACGTACTGATTGATTGCATCGAATGTATCTACACGTCCGAAGAAGTTCATGCTGTCAAAGACTACAACCGACAAGAGGTAGCAGATTTCTTGGATAGCTTGACACAGGAACAATTCAGCAAGATTCAAAATTTCTTTGAAACGATTCCTCGCGTCGAGCATACAGCCAAATACACCTGCAAGAATAAAGTTGAAACTGGAGATGATACCAGTAAACCCTGTGGATACAAAGGTGAGATTGTGATGAATTCGGTGAATGATTTTTTCGGCTAGCTCTGTATCATGAAACCTTAGAGAATTTCTATCGAGTAAATTTCATCTTGGTACAGAATCATCACCATAGCTTGACCGAAATAGAAAATATGATCCCATGGGAAAGACATATTTTCTTAGACCTGCTTCGACAACACTTAGAGGAAGAGCAGGAACGAATGAAAGCTCAGAGTCCACGCTAAACGGAATCAACCATGGCTAACGAACTCCAAAAATCAATTGATGCTCTACGAGAAATAGAGGCAGAACAACTTGCTTTGCAGAAGAAGCAAGCCGAGGAAACTGCTGAAGATCGAAAAACGAGAGTCGATAAAAAGGCCTTCGATGCTCAAGTCAAAGCATTCGATAAGATTGTCGATCTCGAAGACAAGGCCCTGTTTCTCACCGAAAAAAGTTTCAAGAGACTTGAAAAAGGTGTTCTAGCTGCCTCGCTCAAAGCAAACAAGAAAAGTGGCGAAGTCCAAAGTGCTATTCTTAACTTGACGAAGGATTCAAGCCTTCAAGCCTTTGCCAAATCGGTCGAAGGGAAAAAGGTAAAGCGTGAAGAAGCAAGCATTGGTCTCCGAATCAGTAATATTAAAGCTACATTACAATCTAAACTCTTGAAAGAGACTGAAATCGGCAAAGCTATTCTCGTAACTACACTGAAGAAAGGCGGCTCGTTATCCAAAGTTGTCGAAAATATCTTAGATCAAAGCCTTGCGAATAATACAGAACTCAAAAAAGAAATATTCAAACTAAGAGAAAATATTGTTGGTAAGTTCAAGGACGTCACTAAGACCCTAGGAAATTTCAAAAAGAAACTGTTAAGAGTAATTGAAATTGCATTCAACCCCTTGGAGCTATTGAAGTTTTTTGGTAAATTGACATTCCAAAAAGTCATTACGCCTTTGGGATTACTTTTGGGCAAAACACTACTCAAAGGAATTACTCTTCCGCTCAAAGGGATAGATAATTTGATTGGTAAGTTCTTTACTAGATTCATACTGGGTCCTAAAAAGGTTAAACCAGGCACCGGTCTGCTGGGACTAGCCTCAGCCGAAAAACGACGAGAAGCAGAACGCAAAGAAAATCGTATGAGTAAGATACTTGGCCAGTTGGCACTAGCTCTTACCGGGTTCAGAGGAATATTCTCTAAGAAAGGTGCCATCGCTGCACTGTCAAGTAGTGTCGGTAGCGTGCGGAAACTATTGACAACTCTTGGAACAGGAGCCGCAGGTGGACTCGCTGCGTTCGGCGCTACTAAACTCGCTAGGTTTGGTATTGGTGCTGCTAAATTTGGAGCTAAAAGGCTTCTTCCATTAGCTACGATTGTTCTAGCTGTTAGAGCTGGTTTCGTAGAATTCACGAAAACGGGCGACATTCAAAAAGCGATTGCAGAAGGCCTGGTTGGCGCCGCTGAAGTCTTATCGTTTGGGTTGATAAACACGGAAGAACTTCGAGAGAAACTCAAGAAGCCTTTCCTTGGAATCGTCGAAGGCATTACGGGCTTTCTAGATGGTGAACTCTCACCTAAAAACTTTAGAAGTCTCGCCGAGGGTTCACTTAAGTTGGGTACTGCTCCCTTTGACATCGCGTTTAAGATGGGCACGCAGATTACAGAAAGTGTTGCTCGTTTGTTCGGTGCAAAGAAATTCGCCGATGATCTTGACGCTGCGATGAAGAATTTCAATATCGGACAAAGTATAGTTAGTGCTATTGATAACACCGTTAAGGCGATTGCCGATTTCGTCGCTGGACCAACCGTGGAGGCTTTTACTGCCGGTATCAAACTCCGAGGTATAGAAGCGATCAATAAGGCCTCATCAATTCAAGGTTTGAAGCAGGCACTCAAAGGCTTTGCTCAAGCACAAACAGAATTAAATAATAAGATAGTCGGTGGTAAGTTACGCGGCGAGGCCTTCACTAGAACTCAGACTCAATTGCAAGCGATTGACCAACGATTTAAAGCAGCAGCGAAACGACTTGTGGAGTTGGAAGCAGAAAATGCTACCCTACAAGAGAAAGCTAGTCGAGCAGCACCCGTTGTTATACCAAGTCCTGCTGTGCCGGTTGTTGTGCCCAATACAAGTTCACCGGGGACGATCATCGCACCCCCCATGTTGCGAAATAATGAAAATACGTTCCGCCGAATCATCAGCAAAGACTTCACTGGAACGCAAGGTTAAAAGAAAAACGCCACTCGAAAGAGTGGCGTTTTGCATAACCGTAGAAAGTTGTCGCTAGATTAATCTTCGTTGGCAAGACCTTCGAAGTAGCTCTTGGCGCTCGATGCTTCTGTTTCATCATCGTCTCCACTATCAGTCACGCCGACCTCGACCTCAGCCTTTGGGGCCAGTTGCACATCGTCTTCCACGACAGCAGGAAGCGAGTCAGCAGCAGCCTGCCGTTCCTCGGCAGCTCTGTCAGCAGCAGACGACCGTAGCGTATCAGACGCTTCGAGAACCGTTTCAACACGCTCTCGTAGAACCTTATACTCCTTGAATTCGCTGGCGTCGATGAAGGGCTGCAACTTGTGCTGACCCTCATAGAGAGCTTCAAGTGCCTCGTCGTTACCATCAAGGAACTGAGAAGCCGCGGCAAACTCAGACTTGTCATAGTTGACAAAGCCCTCGACCTTTCGAATCTTGATCTTGAAGTCAGCACCATCCCAGAAGCAGAAGGGATTGATTTCCTTCTCATCCTCGAACTCGGGATCCATAGCGTCCATCAACTTGGTGAAAATCTTCATCCCGTACTTGTACAGGAAGACCCTACCTTCGTTCTCAGGATTCTTGGGATCGCTGACAACATACACGTTTGAGATGTATTGAAGTCGGCGCTTACGATTGCGGGCGATGTTTTTGTTGGCATCAATGCCGCTGTTCCAAAGTTCACTGTTGCGTTCGCAAGCAGGACACTTACCACCGATGGTCGTGGGACAATTCTCGATGTACCATTGACCCTTCGGTCCTTTGAAACCATGTGAAAAGATACGGATCCAGGGAATATCTTCCCCCTCTACTGCGGGGAGAAACCTGATGACCGCATAGCCATTGTCTGACTTGTCGCGTGTTGGTTTCCAGAAGCGGTCGTCGTCAAACGAGCCTCCGGGTTTGTTCATCTTCGCGGCTTCCTCAGCCAGTGCTGCGGTTCCACGCTCTCTATTTTTCTTTAGATTTTTGAGTGACATATTATGTCTCCTATTTCAGTGTAATTTGTTGTGTGTTGTTGTAAAGCATATTACGGTGTATGCAGTAATATTTAGGTTTTTAGTGAGCCCTGAAATCGCCAGTGCGAACAGGAGCGAAGTTGCCAGGAGTGTTGGGCATCGGAGTGTCTGTCGTTTCCCACTGACCATCACCAACTCCAAAGAGTTGCGCCTTTGCGACGAACAGACGTTCGTGCAGTTGCTCGATTAAAGAAATTTGAGCATTGATTCGGTTGATCTCGGTTCGGAGTACATCTAAACCAGAAGCATCTGGAGGGCCAGGTTCGTCGTCAACCATCGGGGGATGGTCAATGTGGACTCCAAAGTCATCGGCGAGGGTATTGAAGTTTTCACGCAAGCACACCAATCGCTTGACAAGCATTTGAAGCTCCTCAGCGATAGGTGGTGCCATGGGTTCTACTGCATTTCCAATTAGCGACATTATCGTAGTACCTTTTCCCAAGTACCGTTCATGTTTCCACGCTCACGGAGGATCCAGGTAGCACCCGTCACAGCATCAATAAGAAAAACAGCATCGGGTCGGTTGAATTGCGGGCTCTGTACTTTGAGAAAACCCGAAGTACCAGCGAGTCCTGCAACGCGGGGAAACCAACTTAGTCGGCTACTTGCGTTATCAAGATCACCGCGAAGCTCGAAAATCTCACCGGTCGTGGTGTCGAGAAGTCCAACTCCCTGTTGGTATGACATCACCTGCACAACAGGAATGTCTAGGGTTCGGAAGGCTCGTTGCGGTGCTGCGAATACCTCACTGGCAATCACTACCAGAAGAACAAAGGACACGCCCGCGAACATCAGCTTGTATCGCTTGATAAGTTTAATCATAGTATATTGCTCCTACCATAAAGTATACAACAGATTGGTGTTAAGTCAAGTAGATTCTGCAACATTTTCGGGTGGGGCACCCTGGATAATATTGTAGTCCCATTCAGCATCTTTGGGGTGGTCGATTGATCCAACTCCGTCATCGTTGATTACGATGCGAGGACTTGGACAATCAAACAGGATATCATGGTACTTGACTCCCGCGAGTTCAAGTTCCAAACGAGTGTTCTCCTCGCTGAATCGACCGTCTACTTCGTCGGCAATTCTGTTTCCGCGATACGTCGTTATGACAATTCGATGGCCAGCGTCATACCATGCATTGATAGTCTTGACGGCGCTCTCAATGGGCTCGCCGTTCCAACGAATGATCGTACCGTCGATGTCAATAAAGAATGTAGCTAGTTTCTCAGTCATGCCAACAGACCGTGTTCCTGCAATTTGTTTTTCATCGTCAAGCTGTGCTTGTGTTTGCTGTCGCTGATGCCGGTCAGGAAGTCTCTATACTTCTGACACTTGCGACGAAACTCCGCCCACACATAATCATCGGGCATCTCTCTGTCCCACCGGGCAAAGAAGTGTAGCATATTATCCAAGATGATAAAGGACTCGACGCCGATCTGGCCACGCATAACGATCTTCAGCAGCAACGGGTGTTGCTGCTTCTCACTGACAAACAGTTGGTCGAAAGGGATGTCGTGTTTCTCAATCTCGTTCAATAAGATTTCGCAATCACATTCGAACGTATAGTCCAAACTCTGAATGCGTCGGCACCAATCAAGATAGTTCTGTTCGCAAGTCTCGGCAAGCATATCGCCTACCCATAGGTTTGCATTCGTCGCAAGGTTAGCCACGAAGTAGTCCATCAACTCAAAAGAGTCACGACCACTAAAACGTTTCGCCAATCTCTCGAAGAAATAGCGATCCCGTCGTCGTTGATAACTTGATTTGTTGGCCCGAATACGACCTTTACTCTCGAAGAAATTGTAAGTCTCCGAATGAAAGTGCGTTTTCAGGGCGACGTATAATCGGTATACGTCAAAGCCACTCAGCTTCATTATAATCCTCAGATGGGCAAAACACCTGATCTAGGAAGAAGATGAATCTTCTGCCCTTCAACTTGAATCTTCTCAATAATAGGCTTCGATAAGAGCTTAGCTGCTGAGGCGGGTTCGAGACTATGTTTCTCGCACAACTCTAGAACAGCATCCATGTAACCTATGTCACGATCTTGTACCATCGTTTCCACTTCTTTGCAGAAACGTATACTGTTGGTGCCGACTAAGAACGATATGGGTAGCATATTCTTACTCATGACTTAGTACCGCACTTGCAACTACCATCGTCCTCGCTGCACCAGGGAAGATCCTCGCGGTTCTTCTGGGCGCGAACGCGAGCAGAGTCTAGTTCATGTTCTGTAAAGAGAAAGCATTCTCTTTCGTCTGACCATCCGGTACGAAGTCGAGCAGCAAAGTAATAAGGATTGGCTGAACGATACCTTCCCTGATTCTCAACAGGGACCATATCGCCAGTTTCCACATCGAACCAGCCGCGAAGTTTATGGATAAGATTTGTAAACATCAGTCATCCTTCTGGCGGCAGACCCGCACGAATGTAGTACACTTGGGTAGCTGCTTCAAGTATTTAGCACCAACGTAAGTGCAGCATGAACGCAAACCACCTAAAATTTCTTGTAACGTATTCTGAACCGGTCCTCGATCAGGGACAATAACTTTCTTTCCTTCGACAGCACGATAGATTGCAACCCCACCATTATGCTTGTCTTGTGCTTCGCGGGAACTCATACCGTAGAATTCGTTGGTTCCGCATTCGTTATGACCAGCGAGTA